GACCCCACCCTGCCCCCTCCACCGGGGGTGGGGTTCGGTGCTGCGGGGGTGCTGATCACGGTCCAGGGAACCTACTGACACATTCCCATTTCTCTCTTCTGTTACACAGCCACGGGGTAGGGGTTCGATTCTCCAGCGACTGGAACACGCCAGCCCAAAAAATATGCACCCACTACCTTCTATTGCAGTAGGGTAGTCCGCATGAGTGATAACAATGTGAGTCTTCGCCACGCACAGGGCGAAGTTTTTGCAAGCCGCACCCGATTCCGCGTCCTGGTCGCCGGCCGCCGATTCGGCAAGAGCTACCTGTCTTGCGTCGAACTTTTGCGTGGAGCGATCGAACGTCCGGGCGAAACCTATTTCTACTGCGCCCCTAGCTACCGGATGGCGAAGGACATCGTCTGGAAGCTGCTGAAGCGCCTCGTCCCTAAAGCCTGGGTAAAGAGCAAGAACGAGACCGACCTCAAGATCGAACTCGTCAACGGCAGCACCATCGAGTTGAAGGGCACGGAGAACGCAATGGCCCTGCGAGGCAGAAGCCTCGCGGGAGTTGTTCTCGACGAGGCCGCCTTCATGGACTCCGAGGTCTGGTTCGAGGTCATCCGACCCGCGTTGGCCGACAAACAGGGGTGGGCCCTCTTCATCTCCACCCCGGATGGAACGGCGAGCTGGTTTTACGACCTCTGGTGCTATTGCGAGGAGGACGATCCGGACTGGGCCCGGTGGCAATTCACCACGATCGAGGGCGATAACGTCCCACCAGCCGAAATCGAGGCTGCCCGCGCCCAACTCGACGCCCGGACCTTCCGCCAGGAGTTCGAGGCCAGCTTCGAGAATCTCAGCGGTCTTGTCGCCGTCTCATTTTCAGACGACAACATCGACAAAGTTGTACAAGATCTACCAGTTTTGCCCCTGCTGATCGGGGTGGACTTCAACATCGACCCCATGTCCGCCGTTTGCGCGGTGAAAAAGGGCGACGTCCTGTGGGTTTTCGACGAAATCATCATGACGGGTGGCGCCACCACCTGGGATCTGTGCGAAGAGATCCAAACCCGTTACGGCGTGGAGCGCCGCATCATCGCCTGCCCCGACCCCACAGGCGGCGCCCGCAAAACCAGCGGCGTTGGCGCAACCGACCACAACATCCTGCGAAAATCCGGCTTCACGGTCTCCAGCCCGCGCTCCCCCTGGAAAATTCGCGACAAAATCACCTGCGTCAACACCGCCCTGCTCGACGCCTCTGGAACCCGCCGCCTCTTCATCCACCCGCGGTGTAAAGAATTAATAAAATCCCTCCGCACCTTGACCTACGCCCCTAACACGGGCCTCCCCAACAAAAATCTGGGCGTGGATCACGCCTTCGACGCCCTCGGCTACATGTGCCTGCAGGTTTTCAACCTTGCCAAACCGGAATCCATGGGTAAGACCAACTATCGTGTGTGGTAATACCGCTGCTGGAGCCTGAAATGGCCGCCAAAAAGCCTACCAAAGCTGCGAAAAAGGTCGCCAAGGTCATGCGCGAGTACGGCAAGGGCGAACTCCACTCGGGCAGCAAGAAGGGTCCAGTGGTGAAGTCCCGCAAACAGGCCATCGCCATCGCCATGTCCGAGGCTGGTATGGCCAAACCCAAGAAAAAAGGTAAAAAGTAATGGCTAAGAAACCCGGTTTGTACGCCAATATCGCCGCCAAACGCAAGCGCATTGCCGCCGGAAGTGGCGAATCCATGCGTAAGCCTGGAGCAAAGGGCGCCCCCACGGCTGCTGCCTTCAAGGCATCGGCCAAAACCGCCAAAAAGCCCAAAAAGAAGTGACCATCCACACGATCCACGGTTACCCGACCTTCATTGAGGTCGATGCGGAGACCGGCAGGTCCGAGGTAACGTTCAGCTTCAAAACTCCCCAGGATGCCGCACTATTTGCCGGCTTCATGGGCAACATCTTCACTGGAGTTGAGGTGCTGGTGGATGTAGACGACGAGGTAGAGGAGGAAGACGACGATGATTGAGTATCGCGGTGAGAAATTTGCGGGCTACAACAAGCCCAAGCGCACCCCGGGCCACCCGAAAAAGTCCCACGCGGTCCTCGCCAAGGAAGGCAACACCGTAAAACTCATCCGTTTCGGACAGCAGGGCGTAACTGGCTCACCAGCACAAAAAGGAGAATCAGCAGCGGACAAGGCCAGAAGGGCATCGTTCAAAGCGCGACACGCCAAAAATATCGCTAAAGGCAAAATGTCCGCCGCATTTTGGGCAAACCGCAGCAAATGGACCTAGAATAAACTGGTAACCAGTTAATTCTCGTGGCAGCACACCACTCGTACGTCGAGGTCTCATGTCCCACATGCGGCATCAGTCGAACAACCCGTAAGGACCTGGTAGCGAAAGCCGTTAAAGAAGGTCGGGACCTGTTGTGCCGTTCATGCGCGATCAAGGCATGTGACACCCGCTGGGATGCAGTGCGTAAAGCTCCGGAAGATTGCGTAAAAAATCAAGGGGCCTACAAATCCTTCCAGAAAGCAAAACGGCGCGTCAAAACAAACCACCACAACGCATACGCCACAGTGGAGTTTCGGTTTGACTCTTACGCGCAGTTCTTGGAGGAACTCGGCCCTCGCCCGGAAGGCATGACACTGGACCGAATAGATCCTATGGGCCACTACGAACCCGGCAACGTCCGGTGGGCCACCATTGAGCAACAAGCCAAGAACAGAAACCCTAGATTTACGTGGACACCTAAAAAACAGCGGCCCGAAGTGCCAAAATAGGTACAAAGTAGGAGTCAAACCGTGGTTTACAGCGCCAACATCCCCCCAACTGGCGCTGTAGTCAGCGAGTCCCCTTTCGTCCGCAGCCTCGACGTAATCGCCATGATGCCCGACTGGGGCGTAATGGCTGCCGTCACCCGTGGCACCAACTACATCCGCGACCTTGCCGAGACTTACCTCCCGCAGGAACCCCGCGAAGACCAAGACGCTTACGCCACCCGCGTAGATCGGTCCGTACTTTCGCCGTACACGAGCCGCTTAATCGAGACCGCTGCTGGAGCAATCCTCCGTAAGCCCATCCATATCGAGGGCGACCAGTATTGGCTTGACCTGGCGCAGAACATCGACGGCCTGGGTTCCAGCATCAACGAGTATGCCCGTCGTGCGTTGGTCAGCAGCCTGACTTACGGCCACAGCGCAATCCTGGTGGATTATCCGGCGGCGATGGGCGCGTTGAATTTGGCGGAGGAGCGTGCGATGGGCCGCCGCCCGTACTTCGTCCACGTCGATGCCGCCCAAATCTGGGGTTGGCGCAAGGAATCAGGCACCAACCGCCTGCTGCAGGTCCGCATCCACGATTACGACGTCCGCCCGCTGAACGAGTTCGGTGAGGAACAGATCGAGCAGATGCGCGTCATTTACCCCGGCAAGTACGACCTGTACACCCTGGGGCAGGATGTAGTCGAGTTCAGCGAATCGGGCGGTTACAGCCTCACCGAGATCCCTCTGGTGCCGATCTACAGCAACCGCCGGGGTCTGCTGATCTCCCAACCTCCGCTGCTGGACATCGCCAACCTGAACATCACCCACTACCAACGCCAAGCCGACCTGATCCACGCCCTCCACATCGCGGCAATGCCGACGTTGGTCCTAGAGGGCTGGGACGACACGACGGGTTCCGCAACGATGGGCGTGAACTACGCCATTGCCATGCAACCGGGCAACAAGGCGTATTACGTGCAGGCCGACGCCACCAGTTTCGACGCCCAAATGGCCGAACTGGAGTCCCTTGCATCCCAAATGTCCACGTTGGGTGTCACCAAACTGTTCGGCCAGAAGTTCGTCGCGGAGTCTGCCGAGGCAAAACGCATCGACCAGGCCCAATCCAACTCGGTCCTCTCGATCATCAGCCAGGAACTGGAGTCCGCCTTGAACCAGGCGTTCGCCTTCGCTGCCGAATACGTCGGCATGGAACCGCCCGAAATCACCATCGACCGCGACTTCGACTACTACCGCCTCATCGGCCAAGACGTTTCCGTCCTAGCCCAACTCAACCAAATGGGCAAGATCAGCGATTCCATGCTGCTGGAGATCTTGCGCCGAGGCGAAATCCTGCCGGACAACATCAACATCGAAGAAGAGGCCGACGCAATCGAGGACGTAGTAGAGACAGCCGAGCAACCAGAGCCGAATACAATGACCACAACGGAGGACGAGTGAGATGGCTGTCTCCCCTGGCGCATACAACATTTCACTACAACGCCGTGCTGATTACAGCGTGTCGTTGCAATTCAAGGACAGCACTGGCACCCCGATCAACCTGACCGCTTGGACGGCATATTCCCAGGTCTGGAACCGCGAGCGCACAACAAAATACGCCGACTTCACAGTCACGTATGTCAGCCGCCCCAACGGCCAAATAGCAATCGCACTAACAGACACGCAAACAGCATCACTCCCCGACGAGTGCTACTACGACGTGCTGCTGGAGAACCCTAGTGGCCTGCGCGAATACTACCTGGAGGGCAATATTTACGTGTCCGAGGGTTACACCGCATGACAACGGTAAATATCACGGATGCTGCCAATACAGTCGTCGTTACCGAGGGTAATGGCGACACAGCAATCGTCACCGCCCCCAGTCCCGCAGTCCTGGTCGAAACCACCGCCCTGGGACCCCAGGGTCCGGGCGGCATTGTGGCTTTGTACGCCAACATCATCGACAATACAACCCAAGATCTCGTCTCCACCTCTGCCGCCCAAGCTGTCCGTCTCGGCACCACCCTTGAAAGCCGTGGCATCTCTGTAACCAACCAAAGCCGCATCAACTTCGAGCTGGCTGGCACCTACAAAATCCTCGTATCGCTACAGATAACAAACAACGGAAATAACGTCACCGAAGTCAACGTCTTCTTCAAAAAGAACGGCACCACGATTACCGATAGCAACACTCGAATCGACCTGGAACCGCGCAAATCGGTCAGTGTCCCTTACCACGACTGTCTAACCCTCGAATACCAACTGACGGCCGCCAACAACGACTACATCGAAGTTTTTTGGGTTGCCGATCACATTGACGTACAGGTCGAGACGATTCCAGTCAATGGCACCCACCCGCAGGCCCCTAGTGCCATCGTCAATGTCGCGCAGGTCATGTATGCCCAGGCTGGCGTCCCCTTGGGCGGCAACCTCGGTGACGTCCTCGTCAAGGCCACCAGCACCAACTACGACACTGCCTGGACCGACTCTCCCACGCTGGACAAACTCGGCTTCGATCTAGCCGCCGCCGAGACCGTCACCACCGGCCAACTCGCCTGGAACGCCACTGAAGGCACCCTGGACGTCGGCACACCGGGCGTCACCTACCAAGTCGGCCAAGAACTGGCCTTCCGCTGCACAAACACGAGTGCCGGCACCATTGCGGATGGCACCCCGGTGATGTTCACGGGTTCCAGTTCGACTACGGGTTACATCGAAATCGGCCCAATGATTTCGGACGGCAGCGTCCCGGGCTACGTGTTTTTCGGCGTCACCACCGAATCCATTGCCCCTGGAGCCACGGGCTACGTCACCACGCTCGGCAAGGTACGAGGAATCGACACCAGTGCCTACCCAGAGGACAGCGTTTTGTGGCTGAGTCCATCTGCACCTGGCACTTTTCAGACGACAGAGCCGGCAGCACCGAATCTGAAGATTGCTGTTGCGGCTGTCACTAAATCCCACCCAACTGATGGGGTTATTTTTGTCCGTGCCGAGACCGGACGCAAAATCGAGGATTGCCACGACGTCGAGGTCGGCGGTGGTGCTCTCGACCGGGAGTATCTGGGCTGGTCCGAGACCTACCAGCGGTGGCAGCCGACCAAAATCCCCAACTCCGCGCCCCGCTCGGTCTCCATCACCGGCCCCATCGCCAACGACACCTTCACGTTGTTCCGCACGGACGTGGAGACCACAATCACTGCGGTAACTGCCCTCGTCAGTGGCGCCAGCCCCAGTGTCACCTACGAATTACGCTACGCCCCCAACCGTACTTCAGCCGGAACCCCGGCAATCACACCTGCCACCGTCACCAATACAACCACTGGCACTGCCGCCACTGTCCAAAACCAACCAATCCCAGCCAATTCCTACGTGTGGCTTACTATTACCGCCACCGCAGGTACAGTGGGAGAAATGAACGTCACTTTGGCTTTCTGACCCGATGGCTACCTTTACCAAGTTCAACTCCTTTGTTGAGGCTCTGGCCGAGAAGGTGCATAACCTCGGTTCAGACACGTTGACCGTGGCGTTGACCAACACGCTGCCTGTTAACACCAACACGCAGTTGAGCAACATCACGCAGATCAGCTACACCAACATCCAGAACGGCACCACCACGGGCCGCAACCTGGCTGGTGTGACATCTGCCCAGACCAGCGGCACCTACAAGTTGGACGCCAACGACCTGGTGCTGACCGCCACCGGCACCGTGCCTGAGTTCCAGTGGGTCGTGTTGTACAACGACACCGCAACCAACGACGAGCTGATCGGCTTTTACGATTACGGCGGCAAGGTCAACCTGCTGAACGGCGAGACCTTCACGATCACCTGGGACGCTGCTGGCATCCTGACCCTGGCCTGATAACTGACGCGGAGGCGGGACGGTGGCTGTCGCCCATAGTGCTGCCTCCGAGTCCCACACCGGGACAACGGGCTCAACCAACCAGGCGGCGTTTTCGTGGACGCATACGCAGACGGGTACTCCTCAGGGGGTGCTCGTTTTCGTGCATACGATCAGCGCGAGCGACTTCATCACCTCGGTCACCTACGGCGGCACGCAGCTGGAGCGCGTGGCGGGCGCTGTTGCTATTGACACTGCGCAAGAGCCAGGCCGGACAGACATGTTCTTCCTGGGATCTGGCTTGTCATCCGGCAACCAGACCATCACGGTCAACCGGACTAACAACGCCACGATTATGTATGCCTCGGCGGCGACGGTAACCGCTGCCGCCGATGTCAACGTCACTGGTGTTCAGATTGAAGAAAACAACCAAGCACTGGCGCCTGTTGCCATTGACGATGGCAGCTCTGGCATCGACAGCCTGCGCTATGCCGCCACCTATTACGGCGGCGCAACACCTGCTCCTGCGGGTACAGGCAGCACGCTGCTGACCAGCATTGACCTCGGCGCTTTTGGCAACTCGATGGTCCGCGAGACCACCGCAGGCCAAGGCGCCCGCAACGTCGGCTTTAACGCTGGCAGCGACGACGTGGCGGCGGTTTATGTGGCCGTGCGCGAAGTCACAGCCTGGAGCGTCACGGGAGACACCGGCAGCTTCACCCTGATCGGCAATGCAGTCGATCTGACAATTGTCAGCCCCAAGCTATTGGAGGCCGTTGTCGGCACGTTCACGCTGACGGGCAATACAGCGGACTTTGCGCGGCAGTACAGCATCACCATCGACGCAGGCGGATTCACCCTCACCGGCAACGACGTCACACTGGAGCACAACGTCCAGATCGACGGGGGCACTGGATCCTTCAGCCTGACAGGCAACGATGTCACGCTGACCGTCGCTGGTGGCGTCACTAATTACAACCTGTCGGTTGATGCCGGCACCTTTGCGCTGACAGGTGGTCAACCGAGTCTTCGCCGCAGTTACGCACTGACGGCGGACACGGGGGCACTGGTCTTGACCGGCAACCCGGTCACTCTGTCCGACACCGATCAACTGGAGGCTGCCACTGGTACGTTCTCCTTGACGGGCGGTAGTCCTGTTCTGTCGCGCACCTACTACCTCAGCGGCGGTACAGGCAGCTTTACGGAGACTGGTCAGCCGGTCACGTTGACCCACAGCCGGGTGCTCGACCCACTCGTCGGCACCTTCTCCCTAACCGGCAACGCCACCACTTTCCGGCGTTCGTACAACGTCAGCGCAGTCAGTGGCACCTTCGCACTTACCGGCAACCCGGTAGCTCTTACCGAGCTTGGTGCCTACGAGATCGACCCGATCCGCGGCACCTTCGCGTTAACGGGCAACGCAGCCACGTTTGCGAAGACATCGGCGCTCCAGGCAGACCTAGGCACCTTCACTCTCCAAGGGCAGCCTGCCGCGTTCACTGTTGGCCGCACCATCCAGTGCGCCACTGGAACGTTCAATCTCACAGGCAATGACGCCACCTTCAGTAGGGACCGCGTTCTATCCGTCTCTACCGGAAGTTTCGCTCTTGTCGGCAACCCAGTCACCTTTGTAGTCGGCGGTAATCGACAAATCAGTGTTGATCGGGGCGAGTTCCTGCTAACAGGCAACCCGGCAACAACCGCCGCAAGCCACCGCCTATACCCAGACCCTGGCACGTTCGCCCTCACCGGGCAAAATGTAACACTAAAGCGCACTTACAATATAACAGTAACCCCAGGCAACTACACGTTGACCGGGGCCGACGTCGACCTGTACGTCCCTAGAAAACTCGACCTACCTGTTTTGCCTGGAATCTTCCAGCTAACCGGACCGGTCCCCTCGTTCAGTAAAACATCTCGACGCCGCAATATCCTCATCTTCTAGTAAGGTAGATACGTCCGTGTATTACACAACCCGTGCCTGAAGAACAGCAAGCACCAGTGGTTCCCGTGGAACCCGTTGCCCCACAGCCTGTGGCTGAAAGCTCCGATCTGGCCGCTCAACTGGAAGCCGTCAAAGCAAAAAACGCAGAACTCATTAACGAGCGCCGCAAGGACCGCGAAAACCGCGAAAACCTCCAGAAGCAACTCGACGCCATCCAGCAGGCACAGGAACAGGCCAAGACCACACAACTTGCCGAGTCCGGCGAGTACAAGACCCTGTGGGAGGAAGCCCAAAAAACCGTTGCTGAATTGAAACAACAGCTTTCCGCAAAAGAAAGCGAAGTGGATCAAATCAAACAGGGCTTCACACAAGAACAAATCAAGTCTCACGCCATCACCCAGCTTTCACAGGCTGGTGCATTGGCACCCGATCAGCTGTATCGTTTACTTCAGGAACACCTTCGCGCTAAAGATGGTCAGCCTGTGGCTGTTGTCGGCGGCGTCGAACTTCCGGTTAGTGACTACATCGCTAACCTGAAAAACCCTGGTAGTGGCTACGAACATCATTTCGCAGCTACTAACAGGTCCGGTATGGGTGTAACGGGCAGTGCCCGCGCCACCGCACTCCCCGGACAATCCAACCCCTGGTCAAAAGATGGCTGGAACGTTACCCAGCAAATGATTCTTCTGACCCAGGATCCCGACAAGGCCCGTCTACTCAAAGCAGAAGCCGGCGCCTAAGCCCCTGTGGGGCACAACCCCAACCTTGACTCCACTGGAGCTAACCCATGTCTTCCTTTGCAGGTAACTACGGGGCTGGTTCGACTTTCCTGTCGAACCTTGTCACCCGTCCCGAATTCCTTCAGTACACCGCTGAAGGAATCTTCGAGCAGTCGAAGTGGATCCAAAGCGGCATTGTGCAGCGTAATGCTGCTCTGGATGCCCGCGCTGGCGGCACCCGTGTTCGCGTGCCTTTCTTCGACCCCATCGCCCCGACTGAGACCCAGATCCTCAGCACCAACACCTGGGGTGGCGGCGGCGGCTATCTGGTGCCCCAGAACGTGACTGCCGACGAGCAGATCATGACTCTGCTGCACCGTGGTTTCGCCTATGCCGCTGACGATCTCAGCAAACTCGGCTCTGGCGCTGATCCCCTGGCTCACGTCCGTAACCAACTGACGGCTGCCATCAACAAGCTGAAGACCGGCACCCTCGCCGCTCAACTGCTTGGTCTGTTCGGCGGTATCTCTGGCGCTGGCGTCCTCGGCCCCAACCAGACCGACAAGTCGTTCGCTGGTGTCCCCGGTTCCATGACCGAGGCCAACTTCCTGAACGTCGCCAACGTTGTGGCTGCCAAGGCCAAACTGGGTGAGCGTGGCGACGAGTTCGACGCCATCGCCATGCACTCCAACGTGGCGTACTACCTCCAGCAGATCGGGATGCTGACCTTCAGCACCTCGGCTCTGTCCACGGGTGGTGCGGTCGTCTGGGGCGGCGGCGGTGTGGGTGTGACCCAGACCGAGGCTGCTTACTTTGCAGGTCTCCGCGTGGTGATCGACGACCAGCTCGTCGCTCTGACCGGCGGTACCGCCACCCACGCCAAGAAGTACCCCGTGTACCTCTTCAAGTCTGGTGTGGTTTCCGAGGGCATCCAACAGGACCTGCGCCTTGCTGCCGACCGCAACATCCTGTCCATGCAGGACGTTCTGGCTGTGGACTACCACTACGGTTACCACATCACCGGCACCAAGTGGGCTGCCGCTGGCGACAACCCCGACAACACCAGTGGCGCTGGCAACCTTGCCGCTACCGCTTCCTGGAGCCTGGTGTTCTCCACCACCAAGATGGTGCCTGTGGCCCGTCTGCTGGTCAACACCCCGTTCGACACCACGGCCTACGCCTGATCTTGAACACGGCTACAAAAAGGGCCCCCATTACGGGGGCCTTTTCTTTTGGCTATCAGAGACCCAGGCGAATCTTTTCCTGTGCCTCGAACACACTGGCGGTGTTCATCGTCATCTTGTACGACTGCAGAAACAGCTGATTGATAACGTCAAAACTGACCTGGAGCATCTCGTGGATCTCTTGGGTGGACAGCTTCTCCTCATCACGCAGCCGCCGAATTTCGGGTGCCACGAGTTCCAGGCTTCGTACTTCTTTACCGGGCAGCGCCGAAGGCGGCTTGGTCACTACGCTGGTGTCAGCGTCCACTTGTTTCCGAGCAGGCATGAGCATGGTGCGTCTCTTCGTACTACAGGATAACCGCCGCACGTTCGTTGACGTCCCCTACGGCCAGCACCTAGAAGCCCAAGCCGATCTGGAAATGTCTGGGGCGAATGTCTACCACGCAGCACTCCTTAGTTCTCCACCCAAATCAAGAAACTACCGCACTGGAGCTAGACTGAATCAAAGACTGTATTAGCCGTGCCAGCAGCAATCGACGCGACTCTCGGAGGCACCTCTGCGAACTCGTATGTCACGCTGGCTGCTGCCAACACGTATTTCGAGACCGTCCCCGATTCCAGCACCTGGATCAACAAGACCGACGACCAGAAAAACCGTGCCCTGATCTCTGCCACCCGCTGGATCGACGCGCTGTCGTTTTACGGCGCCCGCTGCACCGAAACCCAGGCCCTTAAGTGGCCGCGTGAGGACTACACGGTCGACGGCATCGAGTTGGCCTGCACCTTGATCCCGGACGGCATCAAGGTCGCCACCTACGAACTGGCACGCGCCTTTGCTAACGACACCAGCTCGATCACCGGCACCAGCGGCACCACCGGTATCTACGACGAGGTGGAACTGGGCGAACTCCGCGTCAAGTACAACAAAACTTCACAAACCAGCGGCGTCATCAACAACGTGTTCGACGTCTACCCCTGGCTCCAGACATACCTAGGTCCGTACTGCATGGGTGGCGCTTCTAACCACGCTGTCCGCCTATACCGAGGTTGATATGAGCCGCGTCGATACGACTTTTGCGGACATTCCAGGGCCCCTTTTGCAGGAGTGGGGTCAGGACATCACGTACATCAAAACCACCACGCCCCGCGTCTACAACCCCACGACTGGCACGGTCAACGGCGCCGACGTCCGCGTAACCATCAAAGCCCTGATCGTGCGGCTAACTCCCCGCGAATCCGAGGGTCTCTACCAGACCACCGACATCAAGGTCATTTTCGGCAACACCGAGCTTGGAACGTACTACCCAACCGAGGCCGACCGCATCCAATACACCCAGGCCGGTGTCACCCGCGAGGCCAAGATCCTGAACATCACAACTTACCGTGGAGACAACCCAGTCCTCCACACCGTCATTGCGAGGCCCCAGTAATGGCTTTCGGTAAAGCATTTAAGGGTTTTATTGATAGTGCAGGGCGTCGTCTCGTGGATATAGACAAAGTTGTTGGTACGACTATCGCTAATGGTCAACGAGCTGCTGCAGAACGTGTTGTGCGTGAACTACAGCAAGCCGGCCCTAGTTGGAGCGGCAAATTTTCAAATTCGTGGCAAATTAGTACGGCTTCTACGGTGTCCAGAGGCACAGGTTCTGCCGGAGAACCACAGCCTGTAAAAGCTCCTGTCGTTACTGGACTTGAGGCTACAGCCGGTCAAATTTTGAAGGATCCTTTACTTACGATCACGAATTTTGCACCGCACGCTTTGGAAGCTATTGATGCTGTAGAACACGACCGCCAGTATTATGCTCGCCGTAAAACAGCTACACCTCAAACTACTTTAGGTCTTAGTAAATGGGACGTACAAGGCCCGCGCAGTGCTGTAAGCGCCCGAGGACAAATCGGAGGAGGTAGCGAGGGTCTTAACTCCAGTCGCACAGCCCCTCTTGATTGGTTTGCGGACTACGCAAGTGCCAAGTTAAATAGAGCAGTTCGTATAGAAATGGATTCTGCCTTTCAACGGAGATTAGGATGAACTACCAAGCCATTCGCGCAGCCGCCGAAAACCCGCTACTCACCGCGTTCGGAACGCTAGTTCCTGCGGTTCCGGTGTACTTCGACAACATCACGGCTGTTCCGCCAAACACAACGACAGAGTACGTCCGAGTAAACATCACATTCGGCATCACCAATGAACCCACGTTGACGTCGAGCGTGGACAATGCCCGTGGAGCCATCGTCATCCGCATCTTCACCGAAAAAGGCCGTGGTCCCGCCCGCAACCAGACATTGGTGACAACAGCCGTGAACGTTCTCGAAACGATTAACAACACCGCAAAAACTACATCTGGTGTGTACTTCCGTGTAGGCGAAATCACAGGCCCTTCTTTCTCCTCTACCGATGAAGCACCTATGTTTGTGAGTCGAATCGAGGCTCCGTATACTGCAACGGTGCTTTCGTAGTTACTGTTGCGGTTAGGCGCTAACCTGTATTAAGCCGGGCAGTGCCCGCCCCGTAACCTTCCATTGGTACGCCCTATGGCCACCACCGTTCTGTCCGGCACGTCCG